CCGAACGCTGGAAACGTGATGTTCCCGGCACGATAGCCAATGGCGAGATGCCACAAACAAGCGAGAAGCTGAAATGTTGAAGTACACCGTTGATAGCCTTGATGGCGTTGATGAAACCATGCGCGGCCTTTACGCCGAAAAAGATGGAAAATTCGTTTTGTCGGTCGAGGGAATCCCTGAGCCGGAAGACACGGCGGGCCTCAAGAAAGCCCTCGCCAGCGAACGCGAGAACGCGAAGAAATTTGGCTCGCAGATCAAGCGTTGGGAAGGTCTCGGCAAGACGCCTGACGAGATTTCCGAAATGCTGGAAAACCTCTCCGCAGCCGAACGCAAGAAGGCCGAAGAAGACGGCGACTTTGACAAGCTTCTCTCACAGCACAGAACCAAGTGGGAGAAGGAAAAATCAGACATCGAGGCAGAGCTTGAAGCGGCGCGCACATCAGAGCGCAGCGCCATCATCGGCAACAGCCTCATGTCAGCACTGACGAAGGCCGGGGCAACCGAAGAGGGCATTGACCTTCTGCCGGACCGGCTTTCCAACCGAATCCAGTTTGATCGCGACGGCTCCAACCGGGTCATCAAGATCATGTCAACCGATGGCGAGACGCCCTTGGCTGGCAACGCCAAGGACGGCACAGCAACCTTTGACGATCTGGTCAAGGAAGCCGTCGATAAATACCCATCGCTGTTCAAAGGCGAAGGGCGAGGGGGCGGCGGGAAGCAGCCTGATACCAAGGCCGGGAGATCCGGAATAACCAAAAAATCCGATTTCAAGACGGAAGCAACCCGTGCAGCATTCGTGACCGAGTTCGGCATGACTGCCTACAAGGCGCTTCCTGATTAATCGGGTCAACGTCGGATCAAAAGGAACCCATTATTATGGCCGACTATCTCGCTTCGAACTTCAAAATCTATCAGGAATATCTCAAGACCCGTGCGGCTGAGACGCTCCAGCAGCAGGCCGACGGCTTCAACGCTGCGGTCAACAACGCAATCGTCATGACTACCTCGGAAAAGCCGGGTGATTATGAGTACGAGTCGTTCTTCAAGGACATCTCCGGCCTCGTGTCGCGTCGTGATACCACCTCGACATCTGCGGCTTCCAAGCTGTCGATGGCGCAGGCGGAATTGGTTCGCGTCAAGCTCAACCGCAAGATCGGCCCTGTCGATCAGTCGCGTGACTCTTTCCGCAAGGCTTTCGCCCGGTATTCCGAAATGGAATTCTCCGGCATCCTCGGCGGTCAGATCGCGGTTGCGCAGCAGGTTGACATGCTCAACGCATCGCTGCTCGCGGCCCGTGCGGCAATCGTCACCGCCAACTCCGGCGCTCTGATATACACAGTGCCTTCCTCGGGTACTTCCACCACGGCTGGCCTGATCAACGGCCTTGCCAAGATGGGCGACCGTGCGGATCGCATCGTGGCATGGGTCATGCACTCCAAGCCTTACTATGATCTGGTTCAGGAACAGGTTTCCGCCAAGATCGACGGTATCGCGAACTTCAACGTGCAGACCGGTACGCCTGTCACGCTCAACCGTCCGGTGTTCGTCACTGACTCGGCTTCGCTCAAGGTCACCTCTGGTTCTCCGGCGACTGACACGTATTACACGCTCGGCCTCACGGCTTCCGGCGTGTTGTGCGAAGTCACCGAGACTTCCGACATCGTGATTGATGACGTGACCGGTGGTGAAAACCTGATCACCCGCCTCCAGGGTGAGTTTGCCTACAATCTGGGCCTCAAGGGCTTTCAGTGGGACGTTGCCAACGGTGGCGGGATCAACCCGAACAACACCAACCTCGGCACCGGCTCCAACTGGGACAAGGTTGCGACCGACGACAAGAGCCTTGCTGGCGTCGTTATCGCTTCGGCCTAACCAAACGGCGGGGGCTTCGGCCCCCGTTCGCCTCCCGACATGAAACGAGGTTTCCCGATGCACATCATTTATTACGGCACCGACATTCCCAAAGCCAAAGAGATGGCCGCAGAGTGCCGCGCCAACAAGCAACACACTTCGCTTCGTCATGCCGTCATGTTCAACGAGCCGGAGCCGGTGGACAGCGTGACGCTGATGGCTTGCGTGTCTGACTATGACGCGGCCCGGATCACGGCAGCTTATCCAGACGCTGAAATCACGCGGATGGAAGAAAAAGCAGCGCCCGCAAAGAAGGCCAAAGAGCCGGTTATCGCTCCGAAGGTAATCCAGACAGTCGAGATCGACAAAAGCGCACCAGCGGCCCGCGTTGACCCGATTGAGGGCGCTAGGCGCGATGTGATTGACATTCCAGACCATTGGCAGGGCTTGCCGTTCATGACCAAGCGCGGAATTGCGCGGAATATCGTTGGAAACAGCGAGCCATCGGTTGCGGCTGATGTTGACGGCACGATTGCGGCGGAAGTCGCAAGGCGCGAAGCAAAGGGCTAACCCATGGCACTAGACGCAACAGTAGGCGGCGCAGATGCCGACAGCTTCGCAACGCTGGTCGAATTCAAGGCGTATGCTGACAGCATCGGCTTTGTCTACACAAGCGTCTATTCCGATGATGCGCTCGATCAGGCAATCCGCAAGGGCGTCCAGTATATCGAGCGCGGCTATCGGACACGTTGGAAGGGCTTTCGCTCTGACCGTGATCAGGCGCTTGCATGGCCTCGCACTGGTGACGCCAACAACGGCCCGTCAAACTATCTGACACCTTCCTACACGGTCGGCATCATTGATTCCGATGGGTACGAAATCCCGACGAATACAATTCCAAAGCAGGTCAAAGAGGCCAGCTACGAACTCGCCATCCTGGCAGCGCAGGGCGTCGATCTTCTCCCACGGCTTGAACGCGGCGGCGCTATCGAAAGCGAGCGCGTCAAGGCTGGACCTGTCGAGACTGAAACAACCTACGCATCCTCGGCTTCGGTTCGGGACAGGTTCTTGACCGTCGAGGGCTTGCTTGCCGGTCTGGTCAACTCGCAGCCGGGAACTGGCATGGTTTCGGGCCGGATTGTTCGCTCATGACCACAGTTGCAGCCATTGCCGCCAAAGCATTCACAGCCGTTGCCGCGAAGGTGACGGACGTTATCAAGGTTTGCACCATCACGCGCACCACACAGGGCGCTTACAATTCGACAACCGGCGCTTATGCGACCACGACAGCGACGGCAACCGGTCGGGCTGTGTTTGATACTTCGAGCAAGATCGAAGACGCATTGCCGGGTTACACGGCTGGACCAACCGAAAAGCTGGCATTCATTGAGGGGTTGAGTTTTGCACCGGTCGAGAATGACACGGCTGTAATCGGCGGCACCACATTCACGGTCAAGGCCGTTGGCGACATAGCAGGGGCGGGGAGCTTTTACGCGATCAGCGTGGTTGAAAGCTGATGGCAAACAACGCTCGGCAATTCTCGATTGATCTGGATAAGGAATTCCAGGAACTCGAAGAAACCACGGTCAAGCTGATCAAGCAGAATATCGCCATGCAGGTTCTATCCGGCGTTACCATGAAGATGCCGGTGAAAAGTGGGCGGGCGCGGGCAAACACGAATGCGTCGATCAATGCGATTGACACCAGCGTTTCCGATGCCGTCGATAAGGTTCCTTTCGGGGAAGACACAAACAACGCTGCGGCCCAAGGCACAATCGAAGAACCGCAGGACGTTTATGATGTGATCTGGATTTCGAACTCTCTGCCATACATCAACAGGCTTGAAAATGGTTGGAGTGACCAATCGCCTTCGGGCATGTTCGCGCTGACGGTCGCTGAGATCGAAACACAGTTTTCAAGGGTGCAGTAATGAGCTTTGAAAGCGAACGCATCGCCATTGAAGGCCGCATTCAATCCCAATGGCTCACCGGCTCCCCTGCCGCGATGAGAACGCCGGTCGGAATGCCGGGCCACACATTCACGCCACCTGTCGGCGTGTCGTCAATCCAGATGCACATTCTCGACGGCGCGGGCTTCAATATGAGCATGGGTGACCCCGGCTCAAACCTTGTTCGATATGCGGGCGTCCTGATGATCCAGATCCGCACACCGGGCGGCGCGGGCACTGCTGCGGCTCGGGCGATGGCTGATTTGATCCAGCCCATATTCACCAATTGGCGGTCGGGCTCATTGCTATTCCGCACAATGAACACCGGGACGCCAGACGAAACCGCGCCCTTTTACATGCTCCCGGTTAGTTTTGCTTTTGAGCGGTCAGAATTCCACGGCTAAGGCCAACCCAAGAAATGGAGAATTCCAATGAGTTTTGCTGATACCAGCGGGACGCGGCTTGCCTATGTCGCGGAAACAACCGAAAATACGATTCCAACTTCGCCATCCTGGCAGAACCTCCGCTTCACCTCGGAAACGCTGAACTATCTCAAGCGCACGGTATCGAGCGAAGAAATCGCGTCACACCGAAACGTCACAGATCTGATTGACGTGGGCTTTGGCGTCGGCGGCGATGTCGGCTTTGAACTGTCCTACGGCACTCTCGACACGCTGATTGAAAGCGTCCTGTTTTCCACATGGTCAAGTGATGTCATCAAGAACGGCGTCACGCCGAAATCGCTCAGCTTCGAAAAGACCTATGAGACGGGCGCGACGGACCAGTTCTTCCGCTACACAGGGATGCAGGTTGGCTCTCTCTCTCTGAACCTCTCGGCTCAAGAACGCATTACCGGCTCTATGTCTATGACCGGCATGGGGCACACCACATCGGCGGCGGCTCTTTCGGGGGCAACATATGCGGCGGGGAATACCAACTCCATCATGTCCGCATCGGGCGATGTCGGGTCCATGACGATTTCCGGCGTGTCGCCAAGCCCCACGCTGATGTCTGCTTCGTTCAATATCGCCAACAACCTCCGCGAACGCTTGCAGATTGGCTCACGCGGCCCCGCTGGCATTGGTGCAGGCCGTTGTGTGATTACCGGGTCCATTGAAGCCTACTTCGGCGATTTGGCCCTGTACAATGCGTTCTATGACCATGACGATGTTGGCATTTCGCTCACACTCGGATCGACCACTGGCGAAAAGTATATGTTGAACTTGCCCAAAACCAAGCTGACGAACGGCACGATCTCGACACCGGGAAATGACCAGGACGTTCTCGCCACGTTCGATTTTCAATCCATCTACTCAACGGCGGGCAGTCCTGCCGATAATGCAAGCATCAAAATAACGAGGGCAGTCGCTTAAAGCGTTACTCTTGCGGGGTTTTGTGGTATAAAAACGGTTCGGGGTGGACGCCAATCCAGCCCCGAACCTGACCACCATCAACCTGTAAGGAGGTAACGATGGCTTCCCCACGAATATGCTCTATCGAAGGCTGCGGCAAGAGGTTCAAAGGACATGGGTACTGCCCAATGCACCTTAGACGCTTCCGCTTGTACGGAGACCCATTGCTGACAAAGGCAACCCCAACCGGGTCGCTGATGGAATGGATAGAAGACCACAAAGGTTTCAATGGCGACGAATGCCTTACTTGGCCATTCGGGAGAAACGGCGAAGGGCGACCTACCGTTAGGTTCGAGGACAGGCAGCAACTCGCTGCAAGAGTCATGTGTATCCGCGCCCACGGGTCGCCACCAACTAACGATTCCGAAAGCGCACATAGTTGTGGGAATGGGCACCTTGGATGCGTCAACCCCAACCACTTGCGGTGGGATAATAAAACAGGGAATCAGCGGGACAGGATTAGGCACGGCACATCTAACCGTGGGCAGCGAAACGGCATGTCGAAGCTTTCCATAGGCAACGTGCTCGAAATCGCGGCCATGTTCCGGGCGGGCGTGAAACCTCACGCCATAGCTGAGAATTTTGGCGTTTCCGCTGCTGCCATTTATTCCATCAAAAATCGAAAGAGCTGGAAAAATGTCGACATCTAAGCAAACGCAAATCACGCCAACCGCATCTTTCACCGGATACCCCGGCGATAAGAGGACCGAATTCACAGCCGGGGTTTCGATCCCGGTTCCTCCCGACTATGCGGCCATGCTTCTGGAAAAGGGCTTGATCGAAAAGCCCAAATACAAAGCCCCGACCGCTGACGAATAGACGCGCGTGTCTAGGGGAGACGGTGTCGGGCCGTCTCCCCACCTAACCCGACAAAGGAATAGAACATTGAACATCGACGGTTACATCAAACCAGATCCCGCCATTGCCAATGAGCAGGGCGTGGACTTCGAATACGATCTCAAGTTCGGATTGATCAAGATCCAGTCCCGCACCCTGAACGCCCGGCACAATCCCGGCTTCGGTGCCGCCTACAAAAAGCACATTGATTGGGTCAACCGTCAGAAGCGCCTCGACAGCGAAGTTGACGACAAGGCCGCAGAGCGCCGCTTGCTGGAAATCATGTATGATTGCGGCGTCATTCGCTGGTCAACCACGATCAAGTCAGACGGCAAGGCTATCGACGGCACCCGCGACAACTTCATTGATCTGCTTATGACCGATGCCTGTTGCCGCGTGGCCGGTGCATATCTCGAAGACGCGGGCGATGAAAAGCACTTCCGCCCGGTTGACCGGGATGCAGACGCAAAAAACTCCGAAGCGTCCTACGCTGGCAAACCCAGTGGTCCGGACGCCGCGAAGAATTCCTAAGACACGTCAACCCCAATTCGGACACGCTGAAAACCAAGCCGGTTCTTGATGATCGGCTTGGAATATTCTGGAACGCATTTCAGTACCTGACCACCTCGCGCAAATCGGGGTTCAATGGTGCCGAAGCAATCCAGATCGAGGCGGTCACTGCCTATTGCGCGTTGTGCGGGTTTGATAGCCCGGTCTTCCGCCTTGAACTTCTCGAAATGATCCAAGCCATGGACGACGAATGGCAGACCATGCGCGAAGAAATGAAGCCTAAATCTTGAGGTGACCAGTGGCAACTATTGCGATCAAAATTGATCCACAGGGCGCGAAAGAGGGTGCCCGCGTTGTCAAGCGCGAGATGGCCGACATTGGCACTGCTGCGGACAAGGCCGAAAAAAGCACGAGCAAGCTTGGGCGCACGGCAAATCAAAATTTCAAGGAAATGGCGAAGTCAGCCAATGGTACTCATGATGCGTATGAAAAGGTTCTATTTGACCTACGTTTCCAGCATGACCAGCTAGGCCGAAACGCGGGGGCACAAAAACTTCACGCCAACCTTCGGAAAGCGAATGTTGGGATTGCTACAGCAGAAGGTGCGGCTATCGCGCAGGCAACGGCGGCGCTCCATGCAGAAGAGGTTGCCCTTGACCGTCGCGCGGCTGCTCTTGGCCGCGTTAGAGTAGCTGCATTAGCG